CACCCTAATCTCTCCGTTATGAACATACACACACAACTCAAGCATTGGGATAAGAACGTGACTACCACGCTTCTTGCCCCTATTGCCGATGTTGAAGCTGAATACGTAACGAGGCAAGTTAATCGAGCTTTACGGGTACCGTTCGCTATGAACTTTACTGAGCGGAAGCTATTACAAGACATGTCACCTCGCCGGTTCATATTTGAAGCCGAGGAGGTACATGATAATCCACATCCCATACCAGCTGCTTTAAATTACATCGGCTATACACTGGCTATGGAAGATCTACGCACCAAATTTACTGACGTCGATGTACGTGGACACGTCGAACGCCCTATTGAATTCATTGATATTGGTGCTAAATTGAGTCGTGCAATTAACACCGACGGTTGCCATTCCTGTCTTCTTCTGCACGGCCCCGGCAGTTCTCAACGCGACCACAAGCGCGTTAGACAAGTGTGTCATTCCAAACCTGGTAATGATCTTACTGCCCCTCTTCTCAATATGATCGACAATCGCCACATTATGCGCGCTGCTGGTGATCATGGTCGATCCGTTTGCGTCCACGGGATGAATAATTGTGGCGTCCGCTCCCGTTTTGCATTATGTATTGATGCCATATATGATATTACACCTGATCAAATCTATCGGTTTATGGCATCACACGACACATACGAGATCATTGCTTTTGCACACTTTCCTCGTGAACTTGAATGGCCACAATACGCAAAGTTGCGCGCTTATACCAAGTCGGAAGCTTATTATACTTTCATTGATCAAGGCACCCACTCGATCATGAGCTTCAATGACACTTCATTTGCGTATCGCCATAACACCAAACTTTGGCAATTTTGGTCTCGTGCAACCAAAATTAATGGACAAAATTTTGACATCTTAATTGAACATGATTATGCTTTTGAAATCTATCGTCGGATGCGATTCATACGCGTTCAACACACTGACGAAGCTGCCCCCATTATGGTTATCCCTGTTGCCAAACTCAGCTCCTACGTCGAGTTCCCCAATTTGTACGAATGGTACTGCCAGGACATGATTGTTGATCAAAACGATTTATCTTATTTTCTTGTCCCTAAAAATGTCTACACTAAGGCAGTTCAATTCTGTATGCGCGCAAAACAGCTTGACAAGTCTGCTGTCGCCACGTACATTGGTGCTTATATCAATCGCATTGAGCTCGGCGATGTTACTATTATTTCTGAGTGGCCTGTTGACCCTCTTGAATTCCAACAATTTATTCTTAGCATGTTCCTTTTTGCTATGGCTCGGCGTCATTTAACATCTACTGTCATCGCATCTGTTGTCTCTTATATCGAGGACACATCACCACATTCTACTATTTGGTCTCGATTTATTGAACGTATTGACCGAGTCGCGCATGCTATCAAGGGAGTTTTCGTCAACCCTAAGAAACCGCTTAGCACTTCAATTTACGGCTTCGAGCACCATTGTTTTACTGATCGTGTCCACAACGGCGAATATTATGTCGTGCGACCACCCATCGTCCCTGGTGTGGCGCCGTGTCCGATTGACGGTGTCATCAACCGACTACGCGATTACCACAATGGTTTCACTTTTGAAGTGCCTGATCTGGCCCCTCCTCCGATTGATATTTCTTTTGCACGTGACATGTCCATGTTGTCCTGGGATGTTACTTCTGGGCATTGCTACCCTTGGGACGCCATTCTCACTAATGATGCTCTTGTGAGTTTTACGGATGATCTCAATCTCTCCGCCTTTTTCTCTATTGTTGGTGAACCATCTCGACACATTCCTGGAACTCCTCGGATTGTAGTGACCCCACCTTCACCACCACCGCTGTCATTCCCAACACTCTCACCTCACCCGCTAAACATTCCGTTACCCTCTCTGACACCACCCTCTACCACTTGTGTTTCACCGCTTACATCTATTCCAGTCGTTAATGCGCCGCTTCCCGCTTTCAGCGCCCGACTTGCACCTGTGCTTACCACCCAAGCCTCTTCTGTACATTCTTCTGCACATTCGCTTGTCCCCATCACGCAACCTTCAACACTTACATCTATTCCAGTTACTAGTGCGCCGCTTCCTGCTTTCAGCGCCCGACTTAATGTAGCCGCTTGCCCTAATGTTAAGACCTGTTCATCATTGCCCATAACTCATGGTGACCCAAATTGTGCATATGAGCGTTGCCCGCGCGATTTCTTCAAACGTATGCCTGCCCACCACAATATGCACCATCTTGCCAATAGCAAAACCAATTCGCAGTTCACTAATTTTTATGACCTCCATCAGCTCTCACCATCTCGCGATCATGAATTATCACTCAAAGATAAGCGTTGGTTCGAAGAGCGTGTTTCTGCTCTCGCAGACCATTGTTGTCATGTCGGCAATAACGCCGCCCAAAAGTTGCGCGAGATTCTTGTTGCATATTCCTGGCACCCTCGTCGTGTTTGCAGTTTGGGTCATGCTCCTGGTGCCGCTGCTGAAATGTTATCGACTGATTTCGGTGCAACGGTTGATGGTTACGGGCTCGAACCCAGCACTACCTACTATCGCAAATTTTTCCGCCGTGAGACTATCACTGACGTTCGCACGATTCCGACACTTGAGCAATATGATCTGCTTTATTCTGACATAGGCGATCGTTCGGCTTTTGAAGACACTTTCACCTCAGTCTTTCAGCTTTCCCAAACACAACGCAAAGCTATTAACATCATTAAGTGCTTTACACCGGCCCCGAATGCGCCACATACTGCATTATCTCAGCTTTTGACTTTGGTATGTTCCAATTATGCATTCGTTGATGTCTATAAACCGCCGTCGTCATACTCTTACAATCATGAGTTTTATCTTTTGTTCCACACACCGCAACAACGTACCGCCATTTCCAGTGCCGACGTCCAACATTTCAAGCGTGACATCTGGTTACTTGAGGCTAAACGTCGTTTTGCTGTTGAAATGCTCTTGTCTTTTCAACCTATACCTGTTGGTGCTGACGCCCCCCCTTACACTCTTGCTGAGCATACTATCACGCCCACCACCGCCGAAGTTGTTGCTTTTCGTGTCGCTATGCGTGCCTCGCAACCCATTGGTGGGCGTGTTGCTGAAGGCGTTAAAGTTGCTATGCGCACTGAGATTGCACCACATCCATTCAAGGTGCTTACCGGTCCACCCGGCATGGGCAAAACTTTGGACTTATCACGACGTATTCGCGACCGTAATAATCTAGTCGTCGTACCTACTGATGCCCTTAAGCAAGATTTACTTAACAAGATGAAGACTGGCATTATACCACAATGCCGTGTGTCGACATTCCACACCGCTTTTTTACAGACACGTATCACCGCATTGTTTATCGACGAGATATCTTCATATCATGTCGCATACCCTGACGCACTTTGCACCGCGCTTCGTTTGCCTACTGCTTATCTGTATGGTGACTCTTGTCAAGTTCCATACATTGATTTTACTCGCCGCGACACTCATTCACGTCTTTTGGCGCACGTTTTACCTAACGTCAATTCTCATACACAACGCTGCCCACACGACATCACCATGTTTTTACGTCATAACGGTTATCCCAATATTACCACTTCATCATCCATCACGTCTTCAATTGCAATGGTTAACGGTGACCGCAACGACGCCGTACGTTTAGCTAATGCTTTAGATGCCAAGTTGATTCCATTCAATCGTCAAACTGCAGCCGATTTATCCATTCACGCTAGCGCGTCTACTGCTCATTCTATGCAAGGTCATACCATACCGCGCACCGTATTATACATTGATGAGGCCGCTATTAATGATCGCTTATTCTCACATCGCATCGAACATCTCCGCGTCATGACTAGTCGTCATACTGACACCATGCTTGTTGTCGGCGACCTTAGCGGACTCAAGAAATTTTTCTTTGAGGGCACCGACAATATGGCTAACGCTGAACTTTTTGGCGATATGGCACATGACCTTATGCGTACTAAAGACGCAACCGCCAACCAACTCACCAATCAAAAGTAGCAATTACCTCTGCGGCACTTTGACGACAGTGTTATCTATCCATCTTGCACTGTTGACGAGGCTATTGAGATCATGGATGACATCATACCATCTGTCGCTGCGCTCGATGATCATTTTGCTTTTATTTCTGCCTCCGATTGTGTCAACCCTGGCGGTGGGCGCGCCATCATTAAGATCAACCATTACCTAGACCGCGCTTACAAAATCAATCTACGTGGTAAAACGATACCAGGTTCTCATACATTGTGCCGCAGGCAAGTTAACATCGCCCAAACCGCTCTTTCATGCATCATGCGACGTTATGCCAAGGTTACCAAAGGCTCACGGACAATATTACTTGACACCGTTGAGTGTTTTGATGCGTTCACTCGAAAATTCTGCCGTGACTTCACCGACTTTGCCCCCCTGTTTCAGATCCCACCTACCGCCGTTGATGATGTCTTTTACAACCATTTTATCTTAGCTGTTAGTCCACGTACTCTTGGTTTTCTATATCAGCTATCTGTTGTCTGCCCTCCTGAGGATTATACGTTTCATCTTAAGGAGTATGCCAAAAGTTTACAATCTAAACATCTTCCATCTGAAATGTACGACCGCGAGATTGACCGTTTTAGCTCATATATATCTTTCTTTTCAAAGAAACAGGCCAAGCCCGATATACGCATCGGTTATCTCGAACGTGATAAAGCCCCTCAAGGGATTTCCGCCTTCTCTAAAGAACTTAATTATTTATTATCTGCATATTCACGTACACTCTCCGCCGGTTTTCAATCCTTGCTTTTACCTCAGGTCAAGTATAATTCCAATGAATCTGACGCGTGTATCGGCGATGAGATTGGGCAGATTCTCACTGACATGCGTTCACGCGACCGAAAAATTGACGCCTTTATCTGCGATTTCGCCGAATACGATTCCACTCAATACGAGCTTTCTGCGCAACTCAACTCCATCTTTATGCTCTCTATCGGCGCTAGTTTGCCTCTCGTTAATTATTACCGCATTATGCGCTTTAAGTGGCGACTTGGCGACGACACTGTCACACTATATGGTAAACAAAAGATGCACTCTGGTGAACCTTTCACGCTTTTTGGCAACACTCTTTTTGGGATGATGGTTCTTGCCCGTCTCGTCGATTTTGACGAGCTCGCCTGTGCCATCTTTAAAGGTGATGATAG